ACTATCTAAAATATGGTAAGACTGCGGATGTCTACTGTTCTAAGGACTGCCAGGAGAGACACTTAAAGGATCTTTCCGAAGCGAAATTCTTGAGTAAAGGGACTCTTAAGAATCGGGAATATGCGCTGATTGTTCATGATGCGGATGTTACAAAGAGGCTCAAAGAGAAGGAAGTCCATCTCATCACAGGAAACGAAACTGAACAACGAATTCGATGCGTCGTGGAAAAGCTCCTTTCAATGAGCGAGCGAAGAATCAAACTATTCAATGGAAATCAGTTCCTCAAAATGAAGTATATCACTCCAAAAGAAATTCAATCTTTTCTATTAATGGAAGTCGATGAAGGAATTAGGGTAAATCCTGAACGAATTCAAGTCACCGCATCGGAGATCATGACGAAAAGTACAGAGATGTTTCCAGATGTGGTTTCTATTGAGTGGATTAATAAAAAAGATAGGGTTTTAGTAAGCATAATATGATTATTATATAATTATGTTACGCCAGAACGTAAAACTTATCTTACGCGTTGGTGTAAGATGTATATAAACTACTTTTTTATATATCACCGAAATTGTATTTATTACGAAACGTATTTTAATATTTGTGATTCTGAGTACTGTTATACCGAGTTGCCTCTCTTTTTGAGAGTTTATTTTTAGAGATGTTTTTGATAGTGGTGTTTATTCGGATTTTTGTTTATATCTTAATTGACTCTCTTTTGTAGTGATGGCTTTATGTAGTGTAGAGGATGTCCGGGCACATGCGGACCCTAATAAAATATCAGATGCAGATATAACAAGTATAATATCAGTCGTCACTACAGAAATACTCATAAAGGCCAATACTACCGATGAAACACACCCTTATCTCAAAATAGCAGCAATACACGCGGCAGCAGCCATCACACTAAAACGAGCAAGAGCTATCGGCGAACTCTCGTCAAACAAAACACCAGAATTTGAGATCAGTTTCACCGGGATAATTGAAGAAATCAAACAGCATGAAGAACTAAGGGATGAATATCTAAAATCATACGCGGCAGCTAATCCGTCCTATGCCTATTCAAGCCCCTCGTATCACGCAGGATTCATTCAAGGGTCTAAGTGTAGGAGGGGGTAACAATTCCCGATGAAAACCACTTCTTTAGCTCCTGGCAGTGTTCCCCTTATCGCTCGTTCTCCCTGTCAGGAGATGCTTTATTTTTCTTATCAGTGTCGGAGGAATGTGAATGTTCCCCTCGACAGTAACCAGGTATCCGTATGTTTCGAAGGATGCCCATCACAAAATTACATACGGCACGTCTTCAAGCATTTCCTGCAAGTATGCTAAACTGTCTAAACAGATGTCAGGACAGGATAATACTGAAGTCCTTGCGGTTGCTGTCACTCAATTCCCGGCAGGGACAACAATAGGATACAATGATAAGATCGTTTTGCCTGATGGCTCTTTCTCCAAAATTGTAAAGATCAACAGGATAAATAATCACATTGGAGTTGAGCAATGTGTTGAAGTCTATTATGGGGAGGGCTCCATCTGATGCCTGGACTCCAACGATGTCTTACTAATCTCAAAGTTACAGAAAGCAAATTTGAGAAATTAAGTAGGAAAGGGCTTGTAGAATGGGCAAATAAGACCATGACAATATCAAGGTCTGTGTACTGCCCCGTGGATACAGGTCGGCTGAGAGGGTCGGCGGAAGTCAAGATCCAGAAAAACACTTTCACTGAATTTTATGTTAGGTTGTCCTATTCGACTCCGTACGCAGCCAAAGTTCATGAAATCCCCATGCATCACCGGTGGGGGTCGATGAAATATTTGAGTACCCCCTTTAATGTGCAGACACACTACTTAATGAAAAAATTAGAAAGTGAAGTGAGGGACGCGCTATGACTTGGCTCTCCGATATTGGAGATTATCTTCAAACGGCAGGATACGGCACAGTAGGGGCTTCGATTCATTTTTATAATTTTGATTCTCTCACTCAAAACGATGTCGCATTAATCCCTTTTTCCATAGGAGAATATAACAGGGTCATTTCTAAAGAAACCACGAATCCAAAACCAAGCGGTTTGGAGGTAGCTGTTAGAAATTCAGACGCGGAAACGGCGTTTAATAAGGTCACGTCTATTTATGAACTTTTGAGAACAGTTTCCAATCAGTATATTGGTTCTACAAAATTTATTTACATAGTAGCAGACGCATCCCCCGGCTTTGTTTCGGAGAGTGCAGGGAATTCTTTCATTTTTACAGTTAATTTTTCATTATTGATTCAATGAACAGGAGCTAAAAAAATGACATATGTTAACAGTCTCGCATCAGTCGCAAGAGGAATTAAAGTTGAAATTTTGATTCCTGAACCTGGACATACTAAGCAGAAAATAGGCGAACCGCTTGATGACGGAATCCCGATTCCGCAGACCAGCATGGATGATATTGAAGTGACAAATCAAGATTCCGGAGACTGGAAAGAGTACAAAGCCGGTAGGAAAGATGGAGGAGAATGTGAAATCAAATGCCACGCAATAGCCGGAGACCAGGGGCAGATTGAACTTGCGTATGCTTCGTCAAATGGGTCTACAGCGCAGTTTACCGTCACATTTTCGGACGGGTCATATCTGACATTTTATGGAACTGTCAAAACCTTTGACCACATCGTCGAAGGACAGCTTTTGCTTATATCTTCAAAAGTAAAGGTATCAGGCGAGCCGATTTATTCAACTTCTAAGAGTGCGCTTACCGGCCTTACAGTGACTGGAACTTTAATACCCTCGTCTTTCTCGGGCACGACTTATGTCTATACGACTACTATCGCAGACACAGATACAGAAGCGGTGATAGTGCCTCAGGCAGCAGCCGGAGCTACTATTACTGTCGATGGGAAAACAGTTGCCTCCGGGGATAATGGTACAATCACAATCGGACCGATTGGCACAGATGTAGTAAGGTCGGTAGCTGTCGTTGTCGCTGAGCCCTCAAAAGCTGTAACGGTCTACACTGTAATCATCATAAGGCCCAAGTGAGGCGGATAAATGGTAACAAAAGAGGTTGAATTTGTTTCAGGGTATCCACTCAGGTTTGACTGGAACGGAATCGAGTCAATGACCATTGCCCTTGATGCTCCTGCATTTACGGACATTGATCGAATCATATCAAAGGGCAATTTTGGGCCGGTCTCAGTTCGTCTCATTCTATGGGCTGGACTGCTCCACAAACATCCAGATCTGAAAAAAGAGGAAGTGTCAAAATTAATTGATACATACCTTGAAAACCACACACTCAAAGACCTGTCATTGACAATCAGCAAAGCGTTGATAGCATCTGGGCTGCTTGGAACAGAATCAACGGGGGCTGATACGGGGGAAGTGCCGGAACAATCGAAGACCTAATCAACGACGTTCAACGGTCATTGTACAGTTTTTGCAACATATCCCCTCTTGATTTTTGGAAGTACACCCCGGCAGAAACCACCCTCATGATTACGGAAGCAAATTCCAGATTTGAGTTTGAACAGTTGATTTCTGCGAGGCTATGCACTGTCATTCTAAATGCAAACGGGGCTACAAAAGAAAACAAGAAGCGTTTTGAGATCAAGGATTTCATGCCGGAAGAAAAATCAAAAATAAAGAAACTAACTCCTGAACAGTATCAATTAATGATGATACAGAAAACAATCGCGGCGGGCGGAACTGTAAATTATAGGTGATTTCATGGGACAGGTTGGAGAAATTTTTGCACTTGCTGGGCTCCACATTGACAAGGGGAGTTTTTCCGAGTATGGTTCCGCTCTAAAGTCAGCAGAAAACCAGGTAGGGGATTTTTCAACCGGAACCCAGGCAGCATTAGCTTCAGCTTTTGCCCTTCCAGCCGCAGCACTTACAGGAATAGCGTCGTATGGTGCTACGATTGCATCTTCTTATGAAGACGCTACGTTAACTCTAAAAACACTATATGGAAGCCAGGAAGCTGCACAGGAAAAGTTTGAATGGTTGGCGGACTTCGCTGCCACGACTCCATTTGAGTTTCCAGAACTAATGGATGCAGCAACCAGGCTAAAAGCTTACGGGATGGATGTTGAACAGTACGGGAGAACGCTAGGAGATACAGCCGCCGGCATGGGAAAGCCTATAATGGCAGTTGTGGAAGCGATAGCAGACGCTCAGCAGGGCGAATTTGAAAGGATGAAAGAGTTTGGTATCAAAGCTGTTGAAATCACAAAAAAGAATTATGAACAGTTGGGTGCTTCCGTAGAGGATGCTGGCAGAACTGCACTCACGTTCATGGACAAAAACGGCAAGCAGCAGATTGAAGTCATTGATCGAAATAACAAAGAAATGATCACCTCTACTATTTCGGCAATTTGGAACGACAAATATGCCGGGGCAATGGAGGAGCGTTCAAAATCGTTCACCGGGATGTTATCAAATATTCAGGACAGTCTAAAAAGCGGGTTGGCTGAACTGGCAGGTTTTGATCTCGGAACCGCAACAATTGAAACCTGGAGTTTATTGGGGGTCCTTAAAGAACTTGCCGGCGTAGGTGTGGTTGTTGCTGATGCTTTTGCTGGCATGTCAGAGCCTATGCAGACATTTGTAATCGTATCAGCAACCGGGGTCGCTGCCGTAGGACTTCTTGCGGCTGGATTGGTAGTATATACAAGTGCTGCTGCTGCATATTCTGCCATTACTGGAATCATGGTAACAAGTACCCTTACCTTGGGGGCTGCGATTTCTGCGGCAATCTGGCCTGCGACTCTCGTTGTAGGAACGCTTGCGCTTGTGGCGGCTGGGCTCGTTTATCTTAATGAAAAGACCGGGGTAATCACATATTCATGGAATCTTTTGAAAGATATTTTTACCATCGTGGCTCACGACGTGAAGACAGCTTTCACGATATTGTGGGAAGGAATTGTTTACGTCGCCGGAGAAATACGAAAAGCAATTGAAAGTATTCTCCCAATGGAGTTTTTGGGAAAAGTTGGCGATTTTGTAGACGGTGTTGTATCCCAGTTCTCAAAAATGGGGGTGGGATTCCATGAACAGGCTGAGGAGATAAGAAACGATTCCGGGCAGGTAACAAGGTCTTTTGAAGATTTCGCCAATATTGACACTAGCGGGACGCAGAGCGGGATTGAAAATATCAGTTCTGGAATATCATCTATGATCCCCACTGTTTCAGCCGGGACTGATGAATTAACCACAATGGGAAACGTGGATATGGGTGGTACTGTAGGGCAGGTACAAACAGTCGATGCTTCTCTTAATGCTGCTTCTGCAACCGGAACGAATTTCACTCACATCATTTCAGATGCTGGAAATGTCAGGATGGACGGTACAAATGCCCAGATATCCCTCGTCGATCAGAACGGGAAGACTACATCCCTTACAATCAATCAACTCACTCAATATCTTCAGGAGTCCGGGAACGTGTCTCAGGCAGGAACAGCCGGGCAACTTGCCCTTGTAGACCAAAACGGGAAAGTCGTAAATCTGACCGCGGATCAAATGATAACTCTTCTTCAGACTGCCGGAAATCAACCACTTGCAGGTACTAGAGCGGGGTTGATCGGGGTGAAGGGAGACGCGGATCAGGCCACGGTGTCTGTTAACGGTCTTGGGCAAGCAATCACCAGAATAAACATGACTCAGCCGAAATGGAATTCAGTCGAAGATTTTTATAATGATCCTACATATGCCGGGAAAAGAGCACCTTCTAACCTGAAAATGGGTATAACTTCATCGGGTGGAACCGGCGGGACAGGCGAAGGAAATGTTAAGATTGTGTCCACGACCAATAAAAACACGATAAACAATAACGGCGACAAGTTAAGCGCATCAAAAGCGAAAGCGGCAGGAGCTTAAAAATGGTTACTCTTTATGTTTCGTCATCTATCTCAGATGATTATACAGTCGATGGTTCAGCCGATCAGGTACAGATTAATCAGGCTCTTGCTTATGCTAATACAAATGGAACTCCTGTAAGTCCTGTTACTGTTTATCTTCGCGGACCTTATACTTATGATCTTACTGATTATCTGCTCGCTGGCTCAAATACGATCCTTACAGGAGATACTACAGCAGTTATCAGGCTTCATAATTCCGCGGGATGGCCTCTCTGGAAACCTCTTATAAGTCAGATTTCAGGGGTTACCCCTCAGAATTTCACATTAAGCAACATTACTCTTGATGGAAATTACGCAAATCAGCCTGAATACAGCTCTAATAACTGGGGAGATGGCTATTATCCTGGTCTGTACTTCCATGGATCTCTTGCAAATCCAGTTAGAAATTTCTCAGTCCATGACGCTCTCCTAAAAAATACTCTCACTGATGGCATACGGCTTTCATATGCTGATGGTGTTACATTTTATAATAATAAAACTATAGAATGTATGCATGAGGGCATCTATGTTCTGAGATCAAAAAACGTTGATATTTATAATAATGATTTCACTATCAGGACGAATTCAGGATCACGGTGTTACAATTCTCAAAATGTGAATATTTATAATAATGTCTACCGTCCTTATAATTTAAATTCTCTTGCTGGTAATTTTGGTATTCAAATCGAAGATAATTCGGCATCCTCCGACATCCACGCGCAAAATATAGACTGTTACGGAAACACTCTAATGAACTGCTGGGGTGGAGGTATCTGGTGCATAGACATAACCGGAAGTTCCGAAGACAAAGTAATAAAAATCCATGATAACACAATTTCCGGCTGTGGGCGAATTACTACAACAAGCTATAATGCTGGAATATGTGTTCAAGGGTTTAATAAAATTCAAGTGTATAATAATGTTCTCAGGGATAATTATAATGCTGGAATCCTGATTGCTAATGCTCCGTCTGGTGGGTCCGGGTATCTTTATTACATGCACGATAATGTAATTTATGGAACGCTTGACACTCTTGCGACTTCATCTTCTTATATCCTTGCTGGACATGGTTACGGGATGGCGAATAGACATCCTGATTATGTTACGGTTTCAGCGTCTAATAACTTAGTATCTTCAAGTTTCTCAGGCGACTATTACCAAGTAAGCAATATTAATGATATAATTGTAGCTCCGGTTAAAACAGTACCAGTAATCCGTATCAATGAATATGATGAACTTGTAGACTATTATGTTGATGGATATTCCTCTTATGTAAACGGTTACCCTATCAAGATTCTTGGATATGAAATTGACACAGATCAAAGCATTGGAACCGATAAACCCCCTGGCTCGGATGGTTGGGTACTGGGTGACTTCGGGGCAGATGGTTCAAGCATCGCACTCCGTTGTTATAGTCTTGGGAAAGATGAGGCCCGTAGCGCAATTGCAGCGTGGAAAAGATCAGGCCGGACATATTTAGAACCTGGTGGAGATTCAACCGGGTATCAGGTTTCCGGTATTGTTAGAAATCATACCTCGAAACTGAATAGAGACTCTGGCGACCCAATGGGAGATGAAAAACCATACCCATACAGTGTTAATTTTTACTGTGATGAACCTTTTGAGTCCAGTCTGCAGAAACATGTCAGAGCAAGGAAACTTACTACTTCAGGCGAACAATGGTCTGCTGATAACGTTTATGCAGGAAATGTCATAAAAAACGCATCCTTTGAAGAATGGTCAATGTCAAATGTTCAAGAGTGGACCGCAGGAACTCAAGCCGCAACCGATGAATTAAGGTGTGTTAGGTATTCCCCTGGCCTGAGCCAATATTGTATAGCCACTTCAGCAGGTATTCAAAAATCTTCTAACGGGGATCTCTGGACCGTACCTTCAGTCCTTCCCTCAAACTCAAATATGAAAGGGCTTACCTGGGGTTCTTGTGTAGGGCTGCAGGCAGGTACACAAAACGGGTATGTCCTGTATTCTTCCAATTCATTAAGATTAGTTTCGTCTGATAGTCAGGTGTTACTCTCTAATGATCTTTCTACACCTTCCGATTTCCTTTCTGGAAGATGGGTAGCTGTAGGATATACTGCAGGAACGGCGGGAGCAGCATATTCATCCGATGGGGATACATGGTATGATGGGACAACACCTGCAGGGAACTATGAGGATGTCTGCTATATCAGAGATGATGCAACCCAGAAATTCCGGTATGTAGCCGTAGGAAACAACAAAGTAATTTACTCAGATGATGGCGGGGAAACCTGGACTTCTGTTTCTGTTTCAGCCGCTTTAAAATCAGTTTGTTATTCGACTTCGCTAAAACGATTAATAGCTGTTTCTTCCGCAGGAGATGTATTTTATTCAGATGATTTCGCGGAATCGTGGACAGAAACGACCGCACCTTCCCAGGCATGGCAGGAAGTTGTAAGATCTGAAAGTTTAGGTATTTTCGTGGCAATTTCTTCAGATGGTACTCAGCAGGTGGCAACTTCTGAGACCGGTCTAATCTGGATACTGCAGGATACTCCCTACGCTTCTTCAACCGTGACCCCAGGAGAAGGAGATATATCAACTACAACATTTACTTCTGATGTTGGATTATATTATACGTCTGCCGCTACTGCTTATAGTTCTTCAAATACCAGCCTTGAACTCACAAAGGTTTTACCTGCACTTACGAATGGCAATTTTTACAGACTTGATCAAATATATACAAAATTGAGAACTGTCCTAAATGGGAAAATTGCCTACATGAAAGTTACCATTCAGGCAGCGTCCCTCTATAGTGGAGTTGAAACACAGCTTGCAGAATGGACAAACAACACTACTAATTATGTACCTAAAACCCTTGACCTTGCATTAGAATCAGCAACAAACGAAATGGTAACCTTAAGATACTACATGAAGACATCCGATGCAAGTTACAGGGCTGCAGGAACAGAACTCGGTTATAAAGTAACTACTGTAGGCTCTACGGGTGGAACAGTCACATATAATTATAATCAGTGGAGTGGACTATGTGAAGCTCCTGAAGTCGGCTTACTTGTGGCAGTTGCAAAAACCGGAACTGGAAACCGCGTGATGTCTTCAATAGATGCCGGAATATGGACATTAGGGGAATCTGCTTCTGACAGTACCTTTGAGTCAATTTGCTTCTCGCCCAATGATACAAAATTCGTCGCTGTCGCTATCGATGGCGATTTAATGACATCTGATACCTACGGAACGTATTCAGCTAATGGGTGGACTCTTGAAACATCTGGATCTTTCCGGTCTGAAATTGCATCCACTGGATTTCTGTCTTTAGGGATTACCGGAAATGGAGTTACTGCAGAGCCGGGGTTATCCACTCAGCAAGTAACAATCGAGGGCGGGGCTACCTATGCCCTGTCAGGGTACGTGAAAAAGGTAGGTGCTGAAGGTTCTGCAGTCGTGGATATTTATGCAGGTGGAGATGTTGTAAAGTCTATAACATGGACTGCAGAAGGTGATTTCACATTAAAACAAGAGTACATCAAATTTGAGACTACCCCACTCGGAGCACAACTAAGGATACATGGATCAGGAACACCACCTGATACCACTTCAATGTATTTTGATAATGTAAGGTTGCAAAAACTTTCTGAGTTTGATATTGATGCTGTAGGAAGCGATATTCTTACTTCTGGAACGGTTGACACTGTGCCCGACATTGCAATAGAAGCAATGGGCACTCTCGCTGGATCAGTCGAAGGAAGGGAAACCCCTGGAGAATCTTACACCCATTCTGATTTGACGAATGTAGGAAGTACAATTTATACAACTTACCAGCTTCAGGACTTTTTTAACTACACAATAACCGGGACTGCAGGAAAGAAATACAGAATAGACCAGGTTGGGATAAAGGGCTGTACTGCTTCTTCAGGTGGAAGATGTGATTCAAAAATAGAGGTTTATTTTGATTCGACCCTTGCAGGAACTTATACTTTTAGTTCCACTTCGGTACTCAGTTCATATACTACACATTCAGCAACCCCCTTACTAATTTCAGAGGCAGGGCAATCAATCAGTTTCAAGTATTACTTAAAATCGAGTACAGGAACCAAGAAGGCATATATCAGAGATGCCACGAACACAGTTACCGAAGTTCTTGACACTCCCACTGTAGCAGTTACAGCCGGGATATCTGTCTTTAATACGGCTGATCCATTAACAAAAATGAAACTGTGTAACAAGATATTCCCCGGAGTAAAGATATCAGTAAATGCAGACGGGACCGGAAGCATAAGGTATATCGAAAATTTCATAGATTCCTCATACCAGAGCGCGGCACTTTCCAGAACAGGAGACTCTTTTATTGAGTCTGAACGAAAACTAAACTTAACCGGCTCTCTTGTTTGGGAATTTGACACACTTGCACCCATCACCGGGATACCTTTCGTGAGGGCTTATGTCCTTTCAGGAACTCCGAAGCTTGAAATATCATATGATAATTCCACTTGGTATGCTTGCGATTCCAATTCTTCAGCTAGTCTAACAAATACCCTGATTACACAAGAACTTGATAATTCTGCCAACTGCCGGCTTTACGGCAAAACTAAATTTTATCTTAGGTTATCCCCTGCTTCCGGTACTCTTAGCATAAATTCATTCTATATGTTTTCGTATTTGATTACCGTCGATACTCCACATCCTGTTATTTTGGCGACTGGCGCGGCTAATACTTTCCAGGTTGACATGACTAATAATGTCCCTTGTATCGTTTCCCTGAAGTATCCTGACAAACACTGGATGGTATAACATGCTCTGGTTTTTTAAGGCAAGGGTAATAATTCAGAAGCCAGACGGGAGACTCTATTATCCAAAAATGGTATCAGCTTCTACTACTGAGAGCACACCTTTCTCAAATGCTGATTATGCAGAAATAGAACTTGCGACAAATCGAAGCCCATATACAAGTGAATATATTAATCCCGTCGAAAATGATGACATCGTTAGGCTGCAGATCTCAGTTAGAATAAATTCAAAAGAAAAAGCTGTCCTTGTAGACCTCTTTGAAGGCAGGATTGAAGCAGTTTCAGCAGATTATTCAACAACCAATAATACAACTCTTACCTGCAGAGGACATATAAACGCAGCCGCAAAACATCTGATCCAAGAAGATAAGACGTGGAACGGAACGGTGGAAGCTCGAACAATCTTAGCTTATTTTATAAATTCAACTATCCCCAGGCTTACATGGTCCAATCAGTTGCCGTATGTTGGCTCTAGTAGTGTATCGTTTACCGACACTGAATCGGCTTATTCTTCAAAAAAAGATCAAACTTATCTTACTCAGGTATTCCAAGATCTCGAGAAACAAAGCGGGTATAATTGGAAAATTGGAACTAAGAGCATGTATACTTCAGGAGGACTTCTTGATAAGGTATATCTTACATGGTTGCCGGTTTCAACTGTTGCTACTGAAAAATACAAGGCAATAGAAGGAACTGCGCGGTATCTTGGCAGTAAATTTGTAGTTTCCATTGAAAATCAGGCTACTCAGTATATTGTAAAAGGTGATACCCCTTCGGGTGGAACTCAATATTCAGGAACCGCCAGGAACGAGGCAGCAATTACACAATATGGGCTTAAAACAGATGTTGATGTTTTTTCAAACCTTCAGAGTAATGCAACATGCAAAAGCATAGCAGACGGCTCGATTTCCGCAAAAGTAGGAGATGAGATAACAGGCTCTATTACTCTTATAGGAACTCCTGAAGCACATGCAGGAGACTTAGTTTATGTTTATGCAAATTCCACCGAATTAAACGGAGCAATCATTGAAGGCACTTTCAACGTTTCAAGAGTCAGACATACAATTTCGTCTAATTCATACCGGACCTCCTTAGAAGTGGGGGGAATCGTCGTGGATGCATATGACCTCATAAGCAATATAAAAAAGATAGCAGTAACAACAAAATGTAATCAGGTGACCTAATGACAGATTATGTATTACCATTATTTGCAGCAGAAATTGAAGCGGCCCTTATTGGACAAAGAGAGCCGACTGCACACGCAACAAGCCATAAAACAGGCGGGACGGATGCCCTTAAGCTTACTGACCTTGCTCTTGCAGATGATACCACAACCCACAACACGAGCACGGCAAGGCCGGGGCTTTGCCCTAAAAGGGATGGAACCGGAACGAAGTATTTAAAAAATGATGGAGTATGGACAAAAATTTCCATAGATGGGGGAACGCCTTCTACACAAGAAAATTCAATCCAGTTTAGACGGGCAACCTCTCTTGTATGGGCTGCAGCAAACCCAGTATTAGCCGCAGGAGAACCGGCTTTTGAAACGGATACAAGAGTCCTGAAAATTGGAGATGGAACTACAGCTTATAATTCACTTGCTCCGATCTCGATTACAGTAGGAACCCCCATCGGAAGCGGATATAGGAAATCGATTACAATTGATCATACATACGTTACATGTGACCTCACAAGCTTCCCAGTGTTGATAAAAATCGTAGATGATACTGCACTTGGAGCACATGCGCGGGCAGACGGTTATGACATTCGCTTTGTGTTGAATGATAACACACTGTTAGATTATGAAAGGGTGTCCTGGGCTATCGCGGATGGAAAGTGTAATGCAATATTTTGGGTACGTGTCCCGACTGTTAGCTGTACATCAGATACGACTTTCTTTGTAAAGTATGGAAAAGAAACAAGCGACGGAGACAACACAACCGGAGTATGGGATTCCAATTTCAAACGGGTTTATCACCTTGAAGAAGTAGGCACGGGTATAGCCGGAGATTACCGAGACTCGACAATAAATAATGCAGACAGTTCCACAAATGAAAATACCGATTATCCTCTTACGAATCCACCTACTAGGGCTGCTGCTGTTGTTGGATACGGACAAAATTTCAATGGTGTTGAT